CAGCAGCTAAACACCGACATTCCTCCAACCGCGGAAGAGAACGTTGCACTAGCATTCGGTAACCTAACTTTCGAGACTGTCTCAACTCCAGTCAAGACCTACGGTGGTTACACCTCGTTCTCTCGTCAGTATGTCGAGCGTTCACAGGTCAACACCCTTGACCAGGTGTTCCAGGGTCTAGCACTTGCTTACGCAGGCGCAACCAACGGTGCACTAGTAACCGCTCTTGGCGCACTCGACTACACCGGCAAGATCTTCGACGCTGACGGCGGAACCGCTTCGTCACTCGCAGAGGGTATCGCTAACGGTGCAGGCTACATCTTCACCAACACCGGTCTACGCCCAGAGTTCATCCTTACTGGCGTTGACGGATACGTGAAGTTGGCAAAGGTTGCAGCAGGCGACGGACGCCCAGTTCTCTTGGCAGACGGCGCAGGCGTCAACAACATCGGAACCATGAACGTAACTGGCCTAGCCGGTTCGGTCTTCGGTCTACCAATCGTTGTTGATCCAGCAATCGGCACCGGCATCGTTTACATGGCAAACAGCCAGGCTGTTATCACCATGGAGTCAGCAGGCGCACCAGTTCGTCTAACCGACGGTGACATCACCACCCTTACCGACAGCGTGTCTGTCTACGGCTACATGGCAATTGCAACTCCACGCGAGGGCGCAATCGTCAAGCTAGACGTAACCGCTTAGTAGGACATCATGGCAGTGACGTTGGAAGAGTTCCAGGCTTACGTCGGAACCGATGAGACTGACTTCCCACAGGAGTGTCTGACTTCAGGGCTTGCCCTAGTCACGCGCTTCATTGGCGCAGTCACCACGGTTCCAACGGCTATAAAAGACCAAGCGACCCTTATCGCTTCGTCGGAGCTCTTCCACCGTCGCTCCGCTCCTCAAGGTGTGGCACAGTTCGCATCTATGGACGGAACACCGGTTCGCGTTGCACGTGACCCTATGATCGCCGTCTACCCACTACTTCAGCCTTATACGGGGTATGGAGTATGACCAACGAGATTACGGCCGCAAAGGTTGAGTTCAAGCTCGACCTGACCGCTGGCGGACTAATCGTTTCGGACTTTGTGCCGGAGCGCATTACGCCACCAATCGTAATCATCAACAGCGGAACGCCCTACCTACGTCCAGCGACTATTGGCAGGGAATACACGCTGGCTCTCGAGCTCATCTGTGTTGCTTCAACAGCGACTAACAAGAAGGCCACCGAGAACCTTGACGCGCTCTTGGAGCAAGTCATAAACGCTTTGCCTGGCTACGCAAGAATGGTTCTTGCAGGCCAACCGTTCAATCTACAAACTAACAACACCGAGTATCTTGCAGTTGCTGTGCAAACAGACCTGCAGATTACGATCTAAGAAAGGCTCCAGGAATGGCTGCATCAACGCGCATCAAGGCGCAAAACATCAAGTTCAAGATCGCAGGCACTGACTACGCTTGCGACGCTAACTCAGTAGTCCTCGAGCTAGGCGACGCCCCTGGCGACGTTCAGACCTTCTGCGAGGTTCGTGTTGGCGGCGAGTGGACTCTAACTTTGGCTGGTATCACTTCAGGCGACGACGACTCTCTATACCAGATTCTTTGGGAAAACTTCGGGTCAACCGCAACCTTCTCAATCGCGCCAAACGGCAACACCACACCAAGCGCCGACCAGCCTCACTACGAAGGCACCGTCGTGTTTGACCAGTTGCCACCGCTGAACCTAACTTCAAACGAGGTTGTGCAGTTCGAGGTAACTCTAACCGTCAAGAACACCGGACTAGACACCCTAACCGGTCTCTACTACGGCGTGCAGAAGGTTATTGCCGACTAAGAATGTCGAACACCTCTGGCATCAAGGTCAAGGGTCTTCGCAGCTCTATCAAAGCCCTACAGGCTATCGGAGTCGACGCCAAAGATATTAAGTTGGCAGGTTCCGAGGCTGGTGAGATAGTTGCTCGCGAAGCCCGAACCCTTGCGCCCTCGAGGACAGGTGCGCTGCGCGCATCCATTCGAGTTTCAAAAGCCCTAAACCGCGTCAGCGTCTCAGCCGGTAACAACGGCCGAGTGCCCTACGCAAACCCGATTCACTGGGGCTGGTTCAAGCGCAACATCAAACCACAGCCATTCTTTGTCAAGGCCTTGGGCATTACAAGGGATGAGGTCTATCAAACCTATTACCGGTCAATAGATAGACTGATACAAACCAACAGCACGAAAGGCACAGATGAGTAACACAGAGAGAAACATCCTTGACGTTTTAACCATGGATGAAATCGAACAGCTCGAGAAACTGACTGGATCATCAGTCAATGCACTATTCGGTAAAGGCGAGTTCCCTGGACGCGCCCTAAAGTTCTTGGTGTGGCTATTGCAGCTACGCAGCGACAAGAATGCCAAAATTGAAGAAGTCGGCAAGATGACGTTTAACGAGGCAACCGCCTGGATATCGGAGTATCTTGCAGACCCAAAAGCGCAAGCGTAAAAGAGTCACTTGAGCGTATGGCTAACTTCTGTGTCATCACAGGAATGAGCCCGACCGAGTATCGCAAACTTACGCTGGCAGAGTATAGGGCTTTCGTTGAAGCCATAGAAGAAAGGTCAGGCCGATGAGTTTAGTGCTCAACGTCGAAATCCTTGGCGAGTTCAAGAAACTGACCCAGGCTACCAAGGGCGCTGGTAGTGATCTAAACGACATGAACAAGCGTGCTCAATCTGTAAGCAAGAACATTAGCCGCGCCTTTGCAGCTATTGGTATCGGTCTATCGTTCAAAGTTCTAGCCAATGAAATCAAAGAGGCCACTCAAGCCGCTATCGAAGATGTCAAAAGCCAGCAGTTGTTGGCCAACGCGTTACGCAACACCACCGGCGCAACCGACGAACAAATAGCCTCGGTCGAAGAAGTCATTCGCGGCTATCAGTTCAGCGCGAGCGTGGCCGACGACAAACTCCGTCCGGCGTATCAGAAACTTGCTTTGGCGACAAAATCAACCACCG